AGGCACAACGATGGAATTGAAAGCACTGCGCCCCCTCCTGGTGGATGGGCTCGGGACTGTGGCCGAAGGCGCTACCTTCGAGACTGACGACCAACACGCCCGGCAACTGATCGGCAAGGGTTATGCCGTTGAGCCCGGCGAGGCCGATGCCGAGGAGCCCCCGCAACAGCGCCGCCGCACCTCCGGCAAGAAGGAGTAACCCATGAATCTCCGAGCAATCCAGCCCGTCTATCGCGGCGGTCGACTGATCCAGCCGGGTGAGCCGTTCGAGACCACCGCCGAAGACGGCAAGGCGCTGATCCAGGAAGGCAAGGCGCGCGACCCGAACGCGAAGAAGCCCGCAGGCAAGCCGCCGAAGGCCGACGCCCAGGAAGAGAAGTAGGAGCCCGCTGATGCCAGTCCCCACGACAGTTCCTGACCTGGCCGCGCTCAAGCGCCACATGCGCATCCGGCACAACCAGGAAGACGAGGACCTCGAGGAGAAGCTGGCGGCAGCGATCGGGCAGGCGGCGGACTTCCTTAATCGGCCGATCCCTTGGCCGGTTGACCCCGCCGCCGACCCCATCGAGTGGGCACCGGTGCCGTATGCCGTCCGCGCCGCGATCCTGATCCAGGCTGCCGAGCTCTGCGCCAACCGGGAGGCCTCTGTGGTCGGCACCATCTACACGGTGATCCCGACAGCTCGCAACCTGCTTAACCCTCACCGGGTGAGCATGGGGGTTTGAATGCGTAGCGGAAACCTGAACACGCCGGCCGACCTGCTGGAGCTTTCGCCTGACCTTTCGGCCTGCAAGCTGGATTGGCTCTGGTGCGCTATCCAGACGAAGGAAAGCGCAGAGCCGCCGTTCCCGTCCGGCTTGCGCAGCCCGGCGAAGATCGCGATCCGCGCCTGGTGGGACTCTCGCCTCCAGCAGGGACGCTACCTGCTCGCCGACGGCCGCCTGTTCCATATCGACAGCGCCCGTGACTTCACCGGGAAGCGTGCCGAGTTGGCCATCACGGCGACTGAGCTGATTGGCGAAACCGCCGAGTATCGCGCCGCCGGAGCACCGCCCAGGGCGTGCCGGGTTTTCATGAACTACGACGCGCTCACCTCGGACGAAATTGGGCGGGACACCGGCTACCGCATCCGCGCCGAGGTGGCGCTGATCGAGACAGGCAGGGTGCAGGTGGACGATCGGCTGAAGGTCGCCGGCATCGACTATGTGGTGATCGACTATGCCAATGACACCGACGACGGCATCGTTCGCGGCGTCTGGCTGGAGCCAGTCCAATGATGAGAGTTCGATTGGTCGGTGTCACCGCTGCTGAGGAAACGCTGAAGCGCATCGGGAAGAAGCTCGACCCCGTGCTTCGCGGTGCCCTCAATACCACGGCCACCCAGGTCCGCAAGCAGCGATACAACGCTCTAATGCGTGCATCGTTCCCCAGCGGGTTCATCAACAAGGCCATCGTCATCAAGCGGGCGAACAGCAAGCGCCGGGACGCGCGGCTGATCCCTTCCTCGTCCGGCGTGCAGGTAACCCAGTACAAGCACTGGACCTTCATCCGGATCGACCGTACGCGCGCTCGCATCGTGGTGACGGGGCCTTACGGGAAGAAGCTGGCAGCAGGCTTCGTCAACCCGGAGGGTCGGAAGCGGTTGCCGCTGTCGACGCGAAGCAGCAAGGCGCGAGTACTGAAGAACCCGAGCAAGAACCGGACGCCGCATATCAAGAACTACGTCTATGCCCACCCTCTGGGCGAGGCCATGGGGCCGTCGGTGGCGCACTGGTTCAAGGTACTCACCACGCCAACGACCATTCGATGGACGAACGTCTTCCTGCAACAGGAGCTCTGGCGCCGGGTGCGCATAGAGATCGCCAAGACCCGCTGAGGCCCCCCATGACACGAACCAAAGCCAGCCAGGTCGCTAAGGACCTGCGCGAGCGCCTGGGCGAGATTCACCCGAACAATGGCTACCTGACCGCGATCAAGCGCGTGTATGGGCCGACCGAGCGCGTCAACGATACCGATCCGAAGCCCTATCTGTTGGTGCGGCCCGTGAACGATTCGCGCACCGGCGCGGCGAAAACCCAGGCCGGCCGAGTTCGCCTCTTCGAGATCGAGGCGAGGTTCGGCAAGAGCGCGGACGAGGAGGAGTTGGACGATATCCACGTCGACGTTCTTCGAGCCCTCGGCTTCGGCCATGAGGCGGAGGACCGGAAGTTCCCCGGTCTCGTCGAGGACGAGGATCAGGCGGTGCAGGAGTTCGCCGCAGAGGGCCGCAACTACCACACCACCACCATCACCATCGGCGTCTTCTACGTCGAGACCTACAACTGATAGGCCGCTGGCCACAGGAGACACCCATGCTCTACACGCAACTGTTCCGCGGCATCACCAGCGTCGCGCCCTATCCCTCGAACGTGTTCCAGGAGCTGTTCAAGCTGCAGACCACCAGCGCTGAACCGCAGAGCACCGAGATCACCATTCCCGACCCGACCCGCCTCGGCCTTCCGGAGCTGGACGGCGTGACCTCGATCTCCGGCATGAACATCACCGGCGAGGCGGTTGACCTGTCGCCGGCCGCTGCCGCAGTCCTGATGTACGGCTCGGTGGAGAAGGTCCCGGCCGGCGACGTGGACGAGGAGGTACAGGATGCCTACGTGGACCGGATTATTCGTCTGGCCCACATTCCCCTCGTCGTCGGTGCTGTCACTGGCGCCGGCGGCACGCCGACCTACGTGCGCGGTGTGGACTATGCCGTCACCCCTGGCGGTATTCGCGTCCTCAAGGGCGGCACCCTGGCCACGGCGATCAATGCCACCAGCGCACCGGTCGATGGCGGCCTGAAGCGCCTGCCTATCGAGATCAGCTACAGCTACCCGACGGTGGATGTGATCAAGGCCTTCGTTACCACCCGCCGCTTCTATCGGGTGATGTTCGAGCAGATCAACGAAGGCGGAAACGGCGAGAAGCGCCGTATCACCTGCTACTACGCACGGATCAGCCTGAACGGTGGCGTGCCGCTGAACCAAGGCACCGAGTTCGGCACCATCCCGGTACAGATCACCTTGCTGCCGGACCCGAATATCTACGAGCCGGGCGAGGCCGCGATCTGGGGCTGGGAGGTTCAGGACACTGAGGCGGCCTGACGCCTGGTCGAGGATTCGGGTACAGTCCCTCCCAGCTCAACTGGGAGGGATACCGAATGCAATGCCCGAAATGTGGACATGAGCCAACGCTGAGCGAGGTGCAGTCGAGTCCGAATGACTGCACTCAGTGTGGAATTAACTTCGAGGGGTATGCTCGTAGTCAGCAAGCCCTCAAGGATCAGCGCCCAATTGGGATGAAGGTTGCACCTGAAGTTAAAACGGTGGTTAGCCGGTTCCCGGGTGCTCAACCTGTTGTTGTCATCGACGTGGATATGAAGTTCTGGTCGATGGTCAAGTTCATGGTGAAGTGGGCGTTCGCCTCAATTCCAGCGCTCTTGATCATCTTCGTCATCTGCATGGCGCTGGCTGTAGTCTGGAGTGCACTTCTTGGATTCCCGGGTACTGGGAAAATCCCTGCTGTCGCTGTGCCTGGGGCCTCCATTGGCGAACCATCCGATAGCACCTATATGGATATGCCTTCCGAGCCAGACGTAGCGTACTTCCTACTGAAGATGCAGAAGTCAGGCTCTGGATCTGTGGCATTGGAGGTTAAGAGAAACGCCCCGACAGGAGTGACCTACCAGGCTTTAAGCGTCGAGTGCACAACAAGGATGATTTCTGTCGATGCTGATTCGCCGACTTATGCCGGAATGATCTCGACGCGATCCCCTGGTGCCAAGGTTAGGCCACCAGTTGGCAGCACCAGAGATTTTCTGATCAGTAGAGCCTGTCGATAATTTCAGTTTTTGAAGAAGCCCGCCGAGTGCGGGCTTTTTTATTGCCCGGAGAAAAGCATGTCTGACCTCGGAGTTTTGTTCCCCCAACCCGAGCGCGTGGCCATAGATGGCCGAGATGTCGAGTTACGCGCCGTGCAAATGCGCCACTTCGCGCTGTTTGGCTCGACGGCGAATGGCGTGATTCAGGTGTTGGCGAGCGGTTCGGTAGAGGCCATCCACCGCTTTGGTGAATCGCACTCGAAACAACTCGTCTCCGCCGTGTGCTCCACGACCAGCCTGTCGCGCTGGCGGGCCAGGCGCCTGCCCGCAAGCGTTCTGATGCAGGTGATGCTCTTGGCCATCAAAGCCAATAGCGCTTTTTTCGCCCAAGCCCAGAGCGCAGCAATTCAGGCGCTGGCTGGGCTGCAGTCACCGTCCGGCTAGTGGCCGCCGGCTTCTCGTGGGGGGAGGTCAAGGAGCTGACGCTCCCTCAGATCGAAGCCTTCCTGGCCGAGATCGATAAGGCGCGCCGAGCTGATCGGCGAACAGACCTTGTGGTGGCGAGGACGGCCCAGGCGAAACCAAAGTTTTACCAGCAGTTGCTGAAGGAATTTGAAGATGGCCGGTAAAGTTGTCACGCAGCTGATCATCGATGGTGTCAACAGGACCAAGGCGCTATTCAACGATGTGAACAAAGACCTTGACCTCACCAACAAGGCCCTGGCGAAGACGGGCAGCCTGTTGGCTGGGGCTTTCACCGTCGGCGCATTGGCGGCAGGCGTCAAGGCTGTGGCAAACACTGCCGACGCCTATAACGCGATGAACGCGCGGCTGCGTCTCGCCACTGGCTCGCAGGAAGAATTCAACAAGGCGATGCAGGAGCTCCAGCGCATCGCCTATGCGACCGGTCAGCCGATTGAGTCCCTGGTGACGCTTTATGGCCGAATCAGCCGGCCGCTCAAGGAGGCAGGCCGAACCCAGGACGATATCCTGAAGGTGACTGAGGCCGTCTCGAATGCGTTCCGCGTTTCTGGCGCTTCCGCCGAAGAGGCGGAAAACGGGGTGATTCAATTCGGTCAGGCGCTGGGAGCCGGCGCGCTGCGAGGGGATGAGTTCAACAGTGTGGCTGAGCAGGCGCCCCGCTTGATGCAGGCCCTGGCGGATGGTATTGGGGTTCCGGTATCGGCCCTGAAGAGCCTCGCGGCCGAAGGGAGACTCACTGCTGACGTGGTTACTGAGGCGCTTATCGGGCAACTGCCCAAGCTGACTGAGGAACTGAGTGCCTTCGGCGATTCTGTCAGCAAGGAGTGGACCGCGATCGAGGATGTCATCCAGCGCGGTATCGGCCAGGCAAATACGGGGCCGCTCATTGAATCTCTTAAGGAGCTAAGAGAAGAACTGGCTAAGCCAGAGACTCAGAACAACCTCACGACATTGGCTTCTGCGCTTGTGCGCTTGGCTGCTGCAGCCGCTAAAGGTGGATCGTTGTTTGCTGGGTTTGGTGATGACCTTGGGTATCTCGCCGCCCGCCTCACTGGAAACCACTCCGAGTTTGATCGCATAGAGAAGGAAATCCAAAAGCTGGAAGCGGCAGACAATGGTTTCGGCGTGCTCGATCTTCTGTACACGGATGAGCAAATCAAGGAGAAGCTGGCTGCCTTCAAGGCCTACCGCGAGCAACTGATCACCGAAATGACCGGAATGACTGCAGAGGCACGCAAGGCCGCCGAGGATGCAGCGAACCAGGTCCAGACCATCGAGGAGGCCAGACGATCGGCCAGTCTAGCTTCGGAGCGCAGCTACATCGACAGCATTCGCCAACTGCGGGATGACCGCGTAAAGGCGATCGAGAAGTCTGCGAAGAAAGAACAAGCGGCAGAAACCGCCGCGCTGGCTGCGGTTGAAAAGGCTCGCCAGGGCCGGCTCGACATCGAAAAACGCTATGCCGATGCAATTGCTCAACTGCAGTCCGGCGTTGGCGGCGAGGCGAGCTATGGATCGGCGATGACGCTCAAGCAGTCCGCCAGCGCGGCGCTGAGCCGGGGCGATACCGCTACGGCGCAGAAGCAGGTCCAGAAGGCGCTGGAGATGCTCCTGCAGCTGCAGCAGGCAGGGGAGAACACCTACGGATTCACCGGGTTCGCGAAGCAGTTGCAAGCTATCGAACTGGCAGCGAACGACCTGGAGAAGTCAAAGGCCGATGCGAAGCTGGATGAGATTCAGCTAAAGATCAAGGACTTGGCCGAGGCGTCGAGTGCACTGCAGAACATCCAGGTCTCATTCAGCCTTAGCCCGGAAGAGATCGAGAAGATCAAGACGCAGTTGCAGGAGCTGTCTGGAACTCCGGTGCTGATTCCGGTGCGGCTGGTCCCGACAGGCGAGATGAATGCCGTGTCCGGCGTACAGGGGAGCGTTTCGTTCCCGACTCTTCAGGGCTATGCGACCGGAACCAACAGTGCTGCACCAGGCGTGGCATGGGTCGGCGAACGCGGCCCTGAACTGGTCGGCTTTGGCGGAGGCGAGAAGGTTTTGACGGCCATGGCCTCCAGAAATCTGGCCACACGCCTTCAGGGGCTGGCAATGCCAGACCTTCTTTCGTCGGGCGCTGCGGCAGCGGCAGGTCAATCCGGCGGCCCAATGCCAGATCTCGGCCGGCTCGAGCTCGGCCTGGGCGGCGAAACGGTCAACCTCTACGGCGACCAGGCTTCGCTCGACCAGCTTCTTCGCATTCAGGCCCTCAAGTTCGGTGGCACAAAGCGCGGCGGTAAGCGCGGCTGACCTCTGGAGATTTCATGAACTACCCACTGGTAACCCTGGGCGGAATTCCCATCCCGCCCGAGGCGGGCGCGCCTGAGCATCAGGAAGACCCGCTGCAGGGGGCGGCGCTGCTACGGATGGCGAACGGCGCGGCGGTGAAGATCACGCACTGGAACGGGAAGTCCAGCGGCCAGCTGGCCGGCTCTGGCCTGACACCGGTAGGGCTCGACGGGCTCGACTATTCGCAGCCGCTCGAGCTGCGGCTGATCCAGCCACGCAGCATTGCTCAGGCATCTGCGAGCTTTGTCTTGCCGGTTCCCTGCCGGCCTGATCGTGAGCCCTGGGGGCTGGCTCTGGTCGACGAGCGTTGGCGCCCTGTGCCGGTCACCAGGACTGGCCTCAACGTGGAGCTGACACCCTACGCCGGCGCAACGCTGTACATGGTGCAGTGGATGCCGGTCTTCAGCGTCTTCGCCGATCCACCACAACGCACCATGGGCGGCGCCCATGGGTGGACGCTCAACTGGCAGCAGGTATGACATGCAGATCAACGGCTCTGCGCTGAATACGGCGCCGCTTAACTCGCTGGCAGGCGCGGTCACTCCGCCTGAGCCGCAGTTCGGAAAGACGGATTTTCGGTGGCGTCTCCTGCTGATGATCGGCGGTGCCGACTGGTCCGCTCGCCTCACTGGTGAGGTAGAGGTAGATCGGGAGGAGGGCGCTGCCGGTATCGCGCGCTTCAACTTGGCCCTGCCGTTCGGCTCTGTGGAGCCGGTGTCATGGAAGGGACGCCAGGTCGTGCTGACCTTCGTGTTCGAGATCGACGGGATCACCTACTCCAAGCGGCGCCACACCGGCCGCATCGTCGAGCCGACGTGGGACAGCGCTACGCGCGTGCTCAGCTGTACCAGCAGTGACCAGATCCAGCAGCGCGTCGAGGCGATGGACCTGGCGGCGATCGACGCGCTGACGCCGTTGGCAAACTGGTCGGAGGATGTGTTCGAGGCGGTGACTGGCCGCAGTCGCTGGGACTACGCCCAAGAACGCATCAGCGCGCTACCTGGGTACCTCGATAGTGACGTGGAGGGAACCATCCGCTACACGCAGTGGTGGTCTGCTGCGACTCCGCACTTCCAGTTCGCGGCCGGTGATGTGGTTGATGGGTCGATTTCTGTCTCGCTGGCTGACCTCGACTCTCAGACCAACGTCGTCGAGATCGAGGCTGGCCATCGTTTCCCCAGGCTCTGGCAGCACAATTTCTTGTACTCCTGGGAGCACCCAGACACTGAAGGGCTGGGTGGTGAGGGCGGGTTTTGCGCCTGGTCGCATCACGTCACCAGTGAGTTGCCGACTTGGGACATGGTGCGCGAGGCGACAGAGAGCCAGGGACTCAGCGTGCTGGCTGGTGTGCAACTCAATCGTCTGCCGCCGACTGGCGTGTACTGCACGCCTCCGCAGGCTTGGATTAACAACAGCTACGAGGAGAGGCTGATCCTCGGCGCTACGTGGGTAGCTTCGCTGCGCGAGGTTCAGCAAGTCACGGAGAACTACAAGCTTCGTGTCGAGGCTAGTCAGAGCGTTGCAGACTCCGGCGAGGTGATCTCGCGGGTGAGCGCCGCGGTGCAGGTCGAGAACGAACAGGCCGACAGCTGGGAGAGCGCGCCATTCGGCTTGGAGGCTGTGGGGGAGAACGCACCAGGTGCGATCAACTCCGGAGGCGAGTTGGTGGACCCTGGCACAGAGATGATCGACCTGCGCGACGAGACTCGCCGGCTAGCCGCGCTGCGCTGCGTGCTGAGCCAAGCCTATGCAACGGTCGTCGGCGCACATCGTGGCACGACCGTTACCTGGGATGTGCCGGCGGCGTGGGCCGTCAACGCTGACCTGGTGCATACGCTGGAGCTGCAGGCACAGGGCGTGCTCGCGTCAGGCAAGTGCCGGCAGATCGTCGACAAGTACAGCTTGGACAGCGGGTCGGCACTCATCACCCTCAGCATTGCCGTGATGCTTGGCGGCGGCACCGCAAACGATGCACTGACCCCGCCACCGTTCAACACCACGGCAGCCGTCCCGCCGACAGGAGGGGGCGAGCTTCCTACCCAGATCGGTGGCCTGAGCACCAGTCCCCCTTACAACGAAGACCTAGATGGCTTCAGCGGCAACTATGCGTCGAGCGACAACGATGTGGGCCAGGACGACTACCCGCGCCGCTTTGCGGTACCCGCAATAGAAATCCCTGAGGACATCCGCGACGAGTGGGTCGTGGATGTGTCGCAGACCTACCGCGTAGCTATCCCGAACGACAGACTGGAGCTTTCTTGATGGCAACCCTTGCGGAGCAGCGCCGCGCCATTGGCGCGGCGATGGAGACCTCGCGCCGGGCGATCGGGCAGAACAACGCTGACGCCCGCCGCGCCATCGGCACCAGCATGGAGGCTCAGCGCCGGGGGCGCGGGCTGGTGGATGACTTGAACAGTGTCGTCACGCCGACGGAACAGGGCAGGGTGCTCTCTACCCTGGCCGCGCGGGGTTCTCGGTCAGTCGATCGAGGCGTGGCTGATTACAAGGCGCCCACCACGGCCAACACCGGGGGCATCGCCAGCCCTCTGGTCGAAAAGACCAAGGCCGAGGGCACCGCGCAGGTGCCGGACCGCGACTACTACGCGGACGGGCTCACCAGCAGCGACGGTCTACTGATCCTGCCGGCTATCAAGACGCTGCGGATGACCGACGCCAACGGCGCCGACGTCGAGTTCCAGCTGGCGAATCCGAAGGGGACCCTATGACCGAACCCGTCTGGGGCTGGCCATGGCATGGCCGGCTCGACAGTGCCGGGCTGCACCTACCCAACGGCCTGCTGATCAACACGGTGTACATGCCCGGCGACAGTCCCTGGCTGACCTACCGCCACCAGGTGCCTGGCATTGCTCCGGTGCAGCGCACGGAAGACGAACTCGCGGCTGACCAGGCCGCCGGCCGCGAATGGCGAAACCAGTCGATCCTCTGCGGGCGCCACTTCAACCTCTACAACCGCGACCTTGGTGGCTGGGTGTATAGCGCGCCGGACGGCAGCAACTGGATCGTCAACCTTGAAGCCGAGTCGGCCACGCTGTTCGGCGTGCTGGGCGGTAAGCAGGTGATTCGCTCGATGCCTGTCACCTGGCCGGAAGACCTCGGGCAGTCCTCGCCGGTGCTCGCCGGCGCACTGGTGAAGCGCGACAACACGCCTGTGGATATCTCGCCGGATGGTTCCCGGGCTGTGCTGATGCTCTACATGGAAGACCCGGACATCACTATTGCGCCTGGTGTACGACCTATCCCGCTGGGGTTCCTGCTGGTGACCGTCAGTGGCGACCGCCAGACGGGCTTCGCCGCGGTGGCTACGGTGCTGCGCACCAGGGCGCAAACGCTTGGGACCTACGTCGGCCAGGACGCTTACTCCGGGGAGCTGCGCGAGTCCCGCTGGACCATCGGCCCACCGTACCCGCACGACCCCGACCATCCCGTGGTGGTGGATCGGCCGGCGGCATCGGACCCGCCGGGCACGTCCTATGCGGGCACGGATGTGAATGGGCAACTCGGCCGGTATGCAGTTCGCGAGGGAACCCGGACAGACGCGGTGCAAAACAAGATCCTGGCAGTGTGGTTCAACGCCGCCGGCGAGCTTATCGACTGCACCTTGGACTTCCAGATTCTCTTCGCCTGGGACTATCCGCCGGCCTCGTTCAACGTCGGGCCGGCGGCCACCTCGATCAACCGAACCACGTCGACCACCACCACTTACTCGCTGGCCCTGAAGGTCGGCGGTGAGTTGGCGACGACGATGGAGGAGGTGGTTGTGCATACGGAGCGTTGGGAGAACCAGGCCGGCGTCGTAGAGCAGACGGAAACGCTCAACGGCGAAAACGTGACGGGGCAGTACAACCCCATCGCCGGCACCTGGGCGCCCGTGCCGTTCGACTTCCAGAACTGGACGCTGCAGCAGCAGTGCCTGATCAGGGCGCGCCTTCGGCCCTTCGACTGGGTTCGCTATTCCAACAATCTGCTGGGGCTCTATGCCCGCGTGAAGCCCGCAGAGCTGTACATCCAGCACTACCGAGGGCCGGCAGCGCCGGTCGACGGTGCGGAGGCGTACCAAGTCCGCCGAGCCGACCTGGACGAGCCCGCATCTATCTTCGGGCCGTTGCGCTACGGCTCCCTCAATCCCATCACCGGCGAGCACACCGCGCCCAGTGACGGAAACAGCATCTCGACCTGGATGTGACCTATGCAGCGCTTCGTAAATAACTTCTTTGCCCGGCTGACTGGTGGGCTGGCGGCCGGCGGTGCCGTGCTGCCGATCTCGACTGAGGCGGCCGCAAGGCTCCCGATGGACGCGGGAGACCATTACCTGCTGACTCTGGTCGGAACGCTCGACCCCAGCCAGCAAACCGTCGTCGAGATCGTGAAGGCCACTCCGGGGGCTGGTGGGGCCATTGCAATCGAGCGGGCCCAGGAGTCGACCGGCGCTGCCGCCTGGCCGGCTGAGACGTGGGTTTTCTGCAGCATGACAGCGGGAACGCTCGGGGGCTTCATCGCCACGCTGGCCTCTCAATCGGCAGCCATCACGCAGCTGGGCGGGCGGATCGACCAGCAGCAGAGCGTCATCGACGATCAGGGCGCGCAGATTGATCAGCAGCAGAGCGTCATCAGTGAACACACCGCGCTGATCAATCAGCAACAGGTGGTGATCTCGGATCAGGCCGCACTTATCAGCCAGCAACAGCAAGCCATAAGCGATCTACAGGCGAGGGTTACAGCCCTTGAGGGCGGCAGCGCGCCGGACGGCGTCTTGATCGATGGCAACGGTAACTACCTGGTAGATGGCCAGGGCAACTATCTGAGTGGAGCATGACATGGCGAACGTCCAACATATCGTCACCGGGGCGGGCGCCCCAACCAGCGTGCCGCCTGCGGTGGGCGCGCATTACATCGACACCACCAACAAGAAGAGCTACGTCGCCACGGGGATCGCCTCAGCCTCCGACTGGGGGCAGCCGCTGCAGACTGGGTCGCTGCCTATCGTCACCGGCACGGCAGCGCCCAGCGCTGCGCCGCCCGCCGTTGGCGCGCACTTCGTGAACATCACGGCCAAGCGGACCTATATCGCCGTCGGCACCAGCTCCTCGGCCGACTGGTTGCCGCTGGTGACCGGCGCCGCCTCGGTGGTGGTAACCGGCACCGCGGCGCCGAGCACGGCCCCGCCGTCTGTCGGTGCCATGTTCGTGAACACCACCAACAAGGCGGTATACCTGGCCACGGGCATAGCTTCGGCGGCGGATTGGGGGGCTCCTGTGTTCACGGGAACCCCGCCTGCCGGCGGGGGCGGGAATGGCGTTGAATATGCGCTGGACAGCGACGGGTTAGCGCCTGGCAACACCACCTCGATCGTTTGGCCGGCAGGGCAGCGCGCCCTGCAGATCAGCACTGCCGGGGTCGGAACCACGTTCACCGTAACCATGAGGAGCATGGCGGCCGGCGATAACGTGCATGAGTTGCTGCTGCTGGTGAAAGGCGGGCCCACACAGAAGACGCTGAAAATCGTTCCGGGCGTGGACTTCAACACTTCCACCCACACGGTTTACGTCGTCCCTGAATCGGCTGGAACCCCGACTGATGCTGGCGACAACTCCTACACCTTCCAGATCGGCGACAGCGTCAGTGTGTTCCGCTTCGTTCGCTCCTACGACACCACGGTGATCATTCCGCAGCTTCAGCCAACCGAATAGCTCTCGTCCCACCGCGGCAGTTGGTGGCCGCGCGTGGCACCGCCCTGGCGGCCGGCCAGAGCGCCTTCACCAGAGACGGCAAGATGAAGGACAGGCGCCAAGCCTGCCGCAGTACTTAGAGGTGTAGGGGAGGGACGGCAGCTACCGACCCATAGCGGACTCTCAAACGCATGGGGGCTGAGTCATGAGCAGGGCTGCGGGGACTAACTCTAAGCCCCGATAAGCTCATCACCTCTATGCAGCTCCACAACATCTAGGATCACCCAAGGCTCAAGTCCGACTTCTCGCGCTGCCTGCATTGCATCTTGAACTGCTAGCTCCCTCTTCGCAGCAGTCGCTCTGTATTCGAAGGGTTCGCGCAGCCCGCGAGAACACTTCACAGATAGGGAAACGAGAAAGGTCCGCTTTTCCTTTTTGGACGATTTCTTGGAGCGACTGCTTTCAAAAGGAATTTCGAAGTGTTTTCTGGTGCTGTGCCACATCAATGAGCCTTCCCCTACTTGGTCCCTGCGAATATCAGCCGGCGGCCTTGTCTGCACACCTGAGCGGCAGAAAGACGTGGCACGATTTCTTAGGCGTCCTATATTAGATGCTGGCTCGACGGAACGGGTCAGATTAACAGTCGTCATCGCACTGCTCCAACAAGCCCCGCCCCGTCAGGCGGGGCTTTTCATGCCAACTTACCTCACCAGTGTTCGGCTCTGCTTTGCTGCAACTCGATCACCGGTCTACGTTTTCAGGCCTCAAGGGGCAAGAGCGAACCGTGGAAAAATACGACCCTGAGCTGATTGCGGCAGCTGCTGCGGCTTTCGTTTCCCTTGTTCCGTCGCTTGCAGAGGAGATAGCGCGCAGCATCCCTGATAATGCGACGGAGCCAGATCGAGCCGCGCATTTCCAGCAGAAAGGGTGGGCAGAACTCTGCCTGGCCGCCAAGCGATTGAATCTCGAGCCGCTGAAATTTGCACAACAGGTTCTTGAAGTACACCAGCAGCAGAACGGTGCTTTGTGCTAGGACCGTTTGTCCCGCTCAGTGAACCGATGGTGGCAAAATAGTGTTGATCCGCAACCCGGCAGCACCTCTGTTTACTATCTTCAAAACGTAACCCAAGGATTGGATTACGCGTTAAATCCCTGTTGCTGATGTCTTGAGGCCCCCCTTGCTCATGCAGGTGGGGCCTCTCGTTTCCGGAGGTGAGCAGTGATGTACAAGGATCGCATAAGAGCTGCTCGCACATACGCCCATCTTTCTCAAATGGAGCTCGCTAGGATGGTTGGTATGAACCAGACATCCATTTCTGAGCTGGAGCGTGGCTACAGCGCTTCATCTAGACACACCGCTGCAATAGCGAGAGCTTGTGGAGTGAACGAGATTTGGCTAGAGCGGGGCGAGGGGCAAATGGTCTCGCCAGCGACTCTCCACTCTATCGTGGAATCCTGCAATCTCGCTGACTTGAGAAGTTGATCCGCTTGTCTAGGAGTAAATTGATCGTAATTGATCTTCTCGGAGGGCGGGTTATCGTAAAAGCGGGCCGGCCAGGATCTATGCCGGGCGGCGTCTTTTTTAGACTGGGGTTGCCATGGACATTCGAATCGAGGCTGTGGCTGGAGACCCGCCCAGGTGGAAGGTCTTCCTGGGGACAGTGTTCTGGTCCTGCGAAACCTTAGCAGAGGCAGTGGAATGGGCAACAAAAGCTGCTTCCCATATCCACGGCGCATCGTTCACGGGCTATAAACTACCTGCCCCGCCATCAGCTGTTGTGAAAAGCGGTGAGAGGCGGGGCGAAATTTCGAGCAGCAACTATAGAAAAGGGTCCCCGGTACTGCGGAATGATCGTCGTCGATCAAGGCTTCCTTGACGTCCCGCCTCCCTCTCGCGAGATTATTTTTTAAAGCTTTCTCTGATTGTCGCTATTAGGTCGTTCGCGAATCGATCTCCGAACCAGGGGAGTGGTCACCGTTGGAAATCCCAAGGTGTGCTCCGATTTTGGCGATTTCGGCGCTGAGCTGCGCGAGGGCTTCAACCAAGCCAGCATCGCGCGCCAATTTTTCCTCCAGGGCCTGAACCACAAATGTGTTCATGGCGATGTGTTCGGCCCGGCATTTCTCGATGATCTGATCGCGCACGCCATCGGGTAACCTGACGTTTATTTTGTCAGCGGTTCGGGATTTCCCGTCCTGCACCTTCGGGCCTCTGATGTTGGCCAGGTGCATCAGAAATTCCCCTGGAGTTTGCCGGGACGCTTTAGCCATGATGAGGCCTCTATTCTTCGGTCCGACTGAGATAGTGCACTGTGAGCAGTGCATCTCAAAGTTAAGCTGAAGGAGGCGTCCCGCTCCACCTCGGCCACAGAGTTTTGTTGGTTCAGACAGAGGCTGCTTCTGGCCGTTAGCTGCCGCCTTCCGGGTGCCGGTGGTACCGCGTCCAACGCTGCACATGTCATGTACTGACCAGCATGCCGAGCCGATAGTGAAGGCGCTCCTTCCCTCGCCGGAGGGCGAGCGGTTCCCGCGCGGTGATCCGCCAGCCCTCGCTCAGTAGTTCCTCTACGTGGGCGCGCAGCCCCGTCAGTTTGCGTTGTTCCTTCATCGCGAGCCCTCCAGTTGGCGGGCTCAAGAGTAGCAAAGTCGCACCCAACCCAGCCCGCCGATACGCGGGCTTTTTCATGCCCGGAGAAACCCATGGACCTTCGTACCGTGCGCCGCTCGATGATCGACCCGGCGCTGTTGCTGCTGCCTGCCAAGATGGAAAGCCCGGAGGCAGTCATCATGCTGCTGGCCATCGGGCTGCAGGAGTCGCGCTTCGAGCACCGCCGCCAGATGAGCAATGGTCCGGCGCGCAGCTTCTGGCAAATGGAGCGCGGTGGTGGCGTGCACGGCGTGCTGACCCATCGCGCCAGCGCGGCCTGCGCCAAGGTCATCTGTGCGCATCAAGGGGTAGAGCCTGCCGACCAGGCCGTGTGGGAGGCAATCGAGCACGACGACGTGTTGGCTGCCTGCCTGGCGCGCCTGCTGCTGTACACCGACCCGGCTCGCCTGCCCGCGCTGGGCGACGAGGCCGGCGCCTGGGATCTGTACCTCCGCACCTGGAGGCCGGGGGCCTATACCCGAGGCGATGCAGCGCAACGTGCAGTCCTGAGGAAGAAGTGGGCGCTGAACTACGCCGCGGCGTTGGAGGCTGCCCAGTGACTGGCGGGTGGAAGGCTGCGGCGCTGGCGCTTGCCGCCGTGCTGCTACTCGCTAGCGGCGTGGGCCTGGGCGCGTGGCTGTCTGCTGGCCATTACCGCCCGCAGCTCGACGCAGCCAACGACGCCAACGGCAAGTGCGTAATCGCCCGCGGCAACCTGGAAGAGCTGGCCAAGGAGCAGGGCACCAAGCTCGGGGAGTTGGCGAATCAGGCCGAGCAGCGGC